GCTTTTTGAAGAAAACATTTTATCATTTACAAAAGAGAAAATCTTTTTGTGTCCAACATAGCACCACAGGGAAAAGGACAAACCCTATGCATCGCCACTGAAAACAGTAATTAAACACACAACAGAAATTAAACCTAAATTAGGAAAACAAAAGAAAATTTCACAATGACCTTAAATATGAGAGCAACCACGAAGGTCTAAGCATTGCTCAAAGTTGAGTTATTTCAATTTGGTTATCTCAACACCAAATGGTTCTTTTTACTCCAGATCACCAGGGAGGGATATTCTCTATAAGAAATACCTAAGAGCCTGATACCGCACTAACATCGGCGACAGTAGCTGGTATTGTAAGGGGTCCAGCACTTCTCCCATAAAATTTGAAACCCTCGTGGACCTCAATACTAACATGGAGGGAGGCTACCCAGGAAAAATCTGGGGATTGAATTTCAATCCAATTTTCTGCCTCATCTGCTTTTCCCCCAGAAGTGATCGGTCCAGCAAAGGATCCAAATTGAAAAGGAACAGAATGGGTGTTACTCAGAGAATTGTAACACATGGTATCACCAATGTGTTCATTATTAATACCCATTCCCTGGACAAACTTCAACCGCCCCAATTGCTTGCCAAGTTCAGCGGGATGCCACAACCACGAAAAATGTATGGTACAATTTCCATGGTGCATCCCAGTAGTAGCACACAATATAGCAAGAGCATTAACAAAATTGGTGACTTTCACATGTTTGGATGAAAGATTGCCTATACGAGAAGGTATCTTAACCTTTATAGGACTCGCTTTGGAGTTATCCAAACACTCCAGAAGACACCAGGCAAATCGCTGTTTATAATTAATCTCACGACATAAACCAGGATTCGCCTCAATACCTTTGATCTGAATGTAATACTCAGATCCGGTTTCTACTGTCTCTGGTGCCATGGGTGCACATAGAGTCGACACATAAAAGGCCGATCCGCTATTTCCAAAATTAGCAGTTGAGAAGAAGGGAGATTGTATCTGCAGGCTTGCATCAACATTCACTTCTACATCAACATGCGGCATCTGTGCAAGCTGATCTGTCTCGGGTACTGTACCCCATAGAGCAATACGCAACTTACTAGTAACAAAAGCACTAGAAGTAGTACGCACCACAAAATGAATTGTACCGCCCACTCCCAAAAAATGGGACAACAAACCAGCCGCATAAGAATAAGCGGTTCTACCAGAAGTTGATTGCAGTTTTGCTGCTAGGGATACTGGAAATGTTATCATTGCATAAGTCCCAACAGCAATTTGTTTTGGGGCCAGCATCAGATTTAGATCTGTAAGATGCCTAGCCTCAATAGGATATGACAAGGGCTGCTCAGCCAAACCCCTCACTAGTTTTTCCCCACGGGTATAAAATTCCAAACGGAATTTCGTAGCCGTGGATCGTGCTAATTGAAAAGTAGAGGCCGCGATAACCCATATTTTTGGCACACAATATCCCTGTCCGGAAAAATTGAGTGTCTGTCCACATATCTTATGGAAGTCAATAACCCACGTGGAGGTACTGACATCACGTAAAACTTGAACATGTGGATCGAAACTCCGTGCCATTTCAAGCTCAAAAGTGGTGGTCACATCACCTGGAATCTTACCGTAGGCATCAAAAATATACCAGATGGCAATCCCACTAAAAGCATTGGGAGCCAGATGAGATATGGCAGTCAAATTTTGACTAACATACCCTTGTTCCAGCCACTTGGAACACACCTTTGTATTCGTTTCCTGTATCTTATCAAAGATATTGAAAACGGCTAGAACTGTTCCAGGTGTGACAGTGGCGGGCAACTCAATGGTCTCTCCAAAGGCGTAGCTCCCTCCGGCCTTAAGATTACATTTGGATTCATCCAGACGGGAACTCACGCTGCTAGTAGAGGCTCGTCCTAGCTCATAATTTATAGCCTCAGCAGTATTGTCAATCCGTCTTCCAACGGGAATGTTGCTACCCCGAAAGGAAACAAAACTCTGTATACGCATACTGCGACTTTTATTTAGAAGGGGTTGTTTCCCTTCACCCGTGAACGTGCGCACAATAGGTTGTGTGCGCGGAACCGGCTCGAGATCAAGATTGGGCATCTTGATTGGTTCCTCCTTATCTCTCTCCAGAGCATCAACAACATTGAATCCAGCAATGAATCGACCCTTGTCTTTGCCCTGGTGGTTCCTCAGCATCGCCTGCCAGGAATCCCGCTCATGTGTTATGCCACCATAAGAAGTTGGCATATATTCAGTGAATTCCACAGCGGTGATTCCAAAAACATTTTGGCCTGCAAACAAACCGGATTTTCCGAAGAACACCGTTGATAGCACCAAGCTACGCTTATATGCATCAAAGTCCTCTAGAGAATTCCCGAGGTAACTACAAACCAATGGCAGCTCCAACACTGCAGCCTCTTGGTCTCCCAAATAGACACCAGCGCCGCAGAGTGATGCGGTCTCAGCATCAGAACTATGACCCCACATAATAACACAGAAGGCATACAGGGGTGTGTGCACGGGCACATAGCTCCGAATGTGTAAGTTAAGGCAAACAGATTTTGCCTCCTTCCAACCGCTTTCAGCAAGTTTATTCAATTCGTTGTAGAGAGGGCGGTTGAGCACAGTGAACACTTGGCCTGTGTGGACACCAGAACTATCAGAGCACATCTCTTTCGAGGGGTACTTGATAATTTCCTGAGAATTGGTCAAATCCACACAAACCTTGGTAAGCTTTGGATCCTTGCCCTTGAAGGTTTGGACGATCCCACTCTTTCGGAACTTTTCAAAAAGTCCTCCAGAGAGAAAAACATCTTCCCTACTGAGAGTAAGATCAGAAGCGCGAACAAGTCGGCCCTCTGAACCCTCAGCAAACTCCTTTCCCCGCACCTCCTTGCGTTTTTCCTTCAGCATTTTGATAAAGGCGGGAGTGGTCACAATTTCACCACCTTGTTTATTTTCAAGGTGGTCCACCTGGTCTTCAATCTCATCTTGATCTGGGTGGGCCATCAAGATGGACTGTACAGTGGCCTGTTTCAAAACCAAATTGGCATATAAAGCAGATAGGCCATTGTCTCTAAACAAAGGAGGTATCATAGAATCACAAGATATAGATTCATCCTCCAATTGGTCAAAGTCACTCTCCTCAATTTCAGGTAGGAGTTTCGCAGGCGAACAAACTGCGGGAGTTGTCAACAAGACTCGGACTCCACCGAGATTTCCAACCACTCTTGATGGTTTCTCATTAGTATCAAGAAATATCTCGATATCTCCATTGAACTGTGCAGCACAGTCATAGAAAACATCAAGAAATTCCTCCATTGAGGAACTAAGACCATCAAGGCACGCCATAAAATGGGAAGTGTTCCCTGCAGAAACCCTGCCATGCCATTCACGGGGTAGCAAATGCACATCATGTTCAATTGGTAGATGACATGACCCCATGCGTGGCTTAACAAAGTCAGCCAGAGTATCTTCCGATACATAATAGTCCGGCGTGTTCTGTCTGTGCCACCAGTCAAAAAGCCGGTTGCACATTTCCTTGGATGGTGGTAGTTGGCACCAGTCGTCATAACCCTTAGAACCACCCACCAATTTACGGTAGTTGGAACCTGGGTAATAGACCTGCGCATCAGCATTATCAAATAAAATTTGCGCAGCAGCCATCCAGGTGGAAGCATCACATGGATCATTGTCCCGTTTATCAATTTGGGACATCGACATGTGATACCAGTTTGAGCAACGACGTGCGTGGTTGCTCTCACGGCCCTCTTCAAGAATCCACTCATGTAGTGGATTGCTTGGACGAGCGAAGGTCTTAGTTTGGCGCTCGTATTCAGAACGGATATAAGCCATAGGCTCACTCCTAGGGATTATTCCTGTCCCCTGGCAGTGTGGACACTTTGGTGCTTCCACAAGCACTTGGACTCTCTCTAGAGTCTCTCCAGGACCATGATGGCGCTTACAAAAAACACCATCACGGCAGAAATTGCGTCCAACCGGACAATCCGGAATGGGCACAAGTTCGTCCTCCCATTTATTTTCTCCCGGGAGAGGGATACCACCACAAGAGCAGAACCTGCTGGTGGATGCAGGGGTGCATTTTTGGGCACGCACCTGTGCACATTTAAGATCAGCACGCAGCTGATTCAGTAGCATAGTCGCAGAAAGCGGCACCAACTCCTTAACGGAGTCAACCTCAGCCCAAAGGGCAGAGTATGCACAAGCCCGGATTTCAGGTCCGGCAGCCTGGACAGTAGCTAAGGTGGTATTTAACCACCCAGACATCCCCCTGACAAGGGAAGCCTTAGCTCGGGCAGCATCCCCGAGTGAAGAAGCAAAAAGCTCCCGAAAGCCCATAGTGGGCAACAAGATAAAAGAAAATTAAATTGTATTGGGCGCTATCCCAATAATCGAGTGGTAGGCGCTATCCTACACTTCGAAAGAAAAGAAAGATGCACACCAAGTTAAGACTTGGTTTGATTTCAAAAGAAATCAACGCTGTATTACCGCAGCAATGCAGAAGAAAAGAAATTTGCAAATATGGTTGTGGAAGTGTTGCAGACAAGTTGGTGCAAGGCGTTACCTTGACTTCGATAGAAAGCAGAGGAATTACACAAAGTAAAAATTTGAAAATTTATTTTCAA